TTCTTATGTTTTAATTACAACCTCGGGTGCTCCTACAGGAAATGGTGGGAGAATCAGAAAAATAGATTTATCAAACAATACTATTACCACATTAGCAACATGCACAAATCCTACAGGGATAGCAATACATCCTACTCTTAATTATGCCTATATAATTACATATCCTGGGCAACTATTAAGATTAGATTTAGTAAATAATACAATTGATGTTTTAATTAATTCTATAGCCGGTAATGGATATCCATTATCTATAAGTCCTGATGGAACATTTTTAGCATTTATTAGAGCCAATCCCTGGACATTAATGAGAGTTGATCTTGATTCTAATGGAAATATGACAGGAAATTTACAAACTATTAATGTTAGTGGGGGAGTTCCAAATGGAACATATGGTTTTTCTATAATGGCTGATAGTGATACAGTTATACTTGGGACTTTCAATCCTAAAGTATTTAGTATTACTAATCCTGGAACTTTATTATCAAATATTAATGGTATAACTGGAACAATCTTTCCAGCCAGAACTAAAAGTATGGAATTTGCTTATGCTTTAAATAGTAGTAGAAATGTCTATAAAATCACCTTGTCCGAATCTTCAACAATTACACCAAGTTATTACCTTAAACAACACGCCGGAAATTTAAAAGATAAAAACAATGTGGTTAAAGCAGTGTTAACCATGAACATGGATGATAATGATAACATTTACTTATGCTTTTCAGATACTCCTGGATTATACAAAGTAAATGCAGGAGCAGATAGAGAAAATACACCTACATACCTATGTCAGGGTTCTGAGGAGTTAATTAAAAATGGTGAAAATATATTTAAGCACAGTAATGGTGACATGTATATATCTTGTAGATCTACAGGAAGAGTTATTAAATTATCAAATGATCAACTTTCAGTTTTTGCTGGAGAAGAACCTACTCTTGATGGAAATGGTAATCCTGTAGCCAGAACAGTAGTTAATACAGATGACCCGTTAACTTCAAGTTTTGTATATCCATTCGGTATGTGCTTTACTTCATTTAATGATGTGATAATTTGTGATAGAGGATTTCATGCCAATGGTCCCATGCGTGTTATAGGTGGATATAAACCAGTAACAGTGGGTAGTATTACAACAACATCATTGCCCGCATATGTTCCACTACAATTTTGGTTTTGCAGAAATGCCGGACTTGCTATTCCTCTTATAGCTCTACAGTATCATGAAGTTAAAATAATAATTAGATTAGCAGAAGCACTTCATGGTGTGACAGGATTATCAGCTTGGGGAACATATATATTTCTAGATAAAGATGAACGCAGAAGATTTGCTCAAACTTCCCATGAATATTTAATTCAACAAGTTCAACATTCTAATAGAATGTTATTAGGATCAACTAATGTTCTTAATAACGAAGCACAGAAAATTATTTCAACTACCGAACTTCAATTTAATCATCCTGTGAAGGAGTTGATATGGACAATAGATCAAGTAACAGATAGTGCTAATAGCTCAGCAAAAGCTTGTTCTATAGAAAATTTGGGAGGTAATCAAAACATAATTGTCGATTCTTCGTTGATACAAATAAATGGTGAAGATAGGCTTGAAAAAAGAGAGGGTAAGTATTATTCTCAAATACAAAGATATCAAAGACATAGTAGTGCTGGCTTGCGTAATACACGTATAGGAGTAGGCAGTGATGATATTACTTCTGATCTGGTTATAACAAAATGGTATCCTAAAGCAACTAATGCTCATGTTTACTCATTCGCTCTTAATCCAGAAGAACATCAGCCATCTGGAACATGTAATTTTTCTAGATTAGATAATGCTATTTTACAAAATACAATTTCAACTTCGTCTATAAATGGTAATTATAAATATTTTATAGATGTGTATGCTGTTAATTATAATATTTTAAGAATTACTAATGGAATGGGAGGTTTAGCTTACTCCAACTAATTTAATTATAAAGAATTATTTTTTTATAAATAAAATATCAGAATATAGTATAAATATGGGAGGTGGTTTATTACAGCTTGTAGCTTATGGAGCACAGGACATTTACCTAACAGGTAATCCCCAAATAACATTTTTTAAGACCGTATTTAGAAGACATACCAATTTTGCTATTCAATCTGTTGAACAAACTATTAATGGAAACATAAAACCAGGTTCTCAGATTAATTTTAATATATCAAGAGATGGTGATCTTTTATCTAATATCATTCTTAAGATGGATGGACAAACTGATGATTCTTTTAGTTGTATAGACTATGTAGAATGTGAAATAGGCGGACAAGTTATAGACAAACAATATAACTTATGGATGAATATTTGGTGCGATTTAACACATGATATAGATAAAACAAAATTATTAAATAGATTAAGAGATGGAGACAATTCTGTAACAACAGTTACAATTGTTGATGAAAATCAACCTAGTCCAGCGGCACTTAATAACATTGCAGTAGATGAAATCATCAGTTACCCAGGAGCAGAAGATTTAGGTCCTCGATGTATTGTAAGGCATTCTACAGGTGTTATATATTTTTCAAAACAAGTCGGAAATAAAGCAAAACTTCAAAGAATTAATTTAGATGGAAGCATAGTTGAAGATGGAACTTCTCTTGGTTTCGATGTCCAAGAATTAGATATTCACGGTAATATTATTTTTGCAGCGCAAAAAAATGGAGCTATGATAACAAGACTTATACTTGATAACAATGGTATACCTAATCAAGTTTGGCAAGGAATAGTTAGTTATAATGGTGCTAATGCAGGAGCTAAAAATCAATTGGTTCCTTCTATAGTTAATGGTGTAGAAACAATAGGTTATTATTTAAATGACTTAAATTCAGTTACACACAATGCTAATATGATACTTGTAGCATCTTCTAATACAGAAAGAATCGTTGGAAGACTGTATCTCAACGAAGACCAGCATTATCAAGAAACTACATCTATTCTTCCTAATGTTCCTTTGGGTAGTACAACTGTTTTAAATAATGGAATAGGTCTGAATGATGGAGATTACACTAATGCTCAATTACCTAACGGACGAAAAATATTAAGAGTTAGCCCTGATAATTCAACTCTTGTTGTAGCAATGGTATCTACAGGAGTTATAAAAAAAATCAATCTTAGTTCTGGTAATTTTGAAACAACTACAATAGTAGGAGATAATTCACTGGGACCTGATGTAGATCAAAGAGGAAACACAGCAGGTGGTCCCGGAGTAGGACAAATAGGAACTGTTGAAGATTTTAAATTTTTCCCTAATAATCCTAATAAGATATTAGTTCTTGCGAGTACACTAAGAAGTGTTGATCTTACAACATCAACAGTATCTGAGGTTCTTATCTCAGAGAGTATAGACATGTTTGATTTTCATCCATCTGGTAATTATATTATCGCTGCAAGAGCTATTGGAAATGCACCATTAATAAAAATTAATGTTAATACGACTCCTTATTCAAGTGAAACATGGTTACAGCCTAATTATAGTGGAGTTACCTATACACGAGCTATGTATATAAGCCCTGATGGCAATAATTTAATTCAATTCGCAACAAATGAATCGCAAACATCTGGTATATATTATTATTATGATGTAAATAATCCTCACCCTGATCAAGCAAACATTCATCATGGAACCTCTAGCAAGCAGTTCGTGCGTCAATTTGCTGTTGATTGGACTAATAATATTATATATAGCACTGAATTAAGTAATGATAATAACCCTGCCCTTTTAAAGAGACAGGGTATTTCGCAAAGAGGATCTAATATACCCTATGAAACAGCATACACTTATGATGATGGTTTTGCTGGATACTTAAGCCGAAATGCTCATATTTTTACAAATGAACAATTGGGTATAACTAATGATGGCACATATCTATATTTAACTGACGGCGATCACAAATTAGAAAGAATCAATACATTTATTTCAACTACAATTATTCCTAACTATTATTTTAAACAACATATATCTACATTGACAGATAGTAATGGAGTAGAAAGAGCAGTTAAAACATTAAAATTAGCGGACAACGATGATGTTTACATTATACTTGAAAATACACCTGGATTGTATAAAGTAGCTGCTGGTGCTGATAGAGAAAATACACCAGCATATTTATGCCCTGGTTCAGAAGTAATTCAAAGAGGAGGAGCCATTTTTATACACACAGATGGATCTATATATATTTCTTGTGTTAATACAAAGAAAATATACAAGTATAAAGATAATGTATTTACCCATATAGCTGGTAGTGGAACAGAAGGACATGATAATAACACAAATCCTTTAGAGGCTACATTTTCAAACCCTCGTGGACTATGTATTACAAATTATAATGACTTATTAATTTGTGATGATGATGGCACTAATCCCGAAAAAGGTGATTTAAGAGTAATGGGAGGTCATAAACCAGCAACAATCACCACAACAATAGGTAATCCGGAACCGTCATATGTTCCTCTTCAATTTTGGTTCTGTAGAAATCCAGGTCTTGCTCTTCCATTAATTGCTCTGCAATATCATGAAGTAAAAATTAATGTAAAATTAGCAGAATCGCTGAATAATGTTACTAATATTGAAGCATGGGGCGATTACATATATCTTGATACAGATGAACGCAGACGTTTTGCTCAACTATCTCATGAATATTTAATAGAACAAACTCAATTTTCTAATAGATTATCGTTAGGACAACATCAAATTACAAATTCAACACCTATACAAATTTCAAGTATAGATGAATTAAGATTCAATCATCCTGTAAAAGAAATTGTATGGACAATTGAACAAGTTAATGATGATGAAAATCTTGGAAAGGCTTCTGCTTGTTCTATATTAAATAATGGCGGAACTCAAGCTATCAGAGTTAATAGTGCTTTGTTACAATTCAATGGCTCAGATAGATTTTACGAAAGAGATGGTAAATATTTCGGAGATATTCAAAGATATCAAAAGCATACCGGAGCTGGATTAAGAAATACCAGAATAGGAGTTGGATCCAATGATTTAGCCTCTTTTAAAGTTACATCTAAATGGTATCCCAAGGTGTCCAGTGTTCAGGTTTATTCTTTTGCTCTGAATCCGGAAGAACACCAACCTTCCTCGACATGTAATTTTTCAAGATTAGATAATGCTATAATTAAAAATGTATTTGAAACTACATCACATAATGGAACATATTCTTACTTTTTAAATGTTTTTGCACATAGTTACAATGTTCTAAGAATCATGAGTGGTATGGGTGGTCTAGCTTATTCCAATTAATTTAATTATAAAGAATTATTTTTTTATAAATAAAATATCAGATTATAGTATAAATATGGGAGGTGGTTTACTACAACTTGTGGCTTACGGAGCCCAGGATATTTACCTAACAGGTAATCCTCAAATAACATTTTTTAAGACCGTATTTAGAAGACATACCAATTTTGCTATTCAATCTGTTGAACAAACTATTAATGGTAGTGTAAAATCAGGTTCAAAAATTAATTTTAACATATCAAGAGATGGTGATCTTTTATCTAATATCATTCTTAAGATGGATGGACAAACAGATGATTCTTTTAGTTGTATTGAATATGTAGAATGTGAAATAGGCGGACAAGTCATAGATAAGCAATACAATTTATGGATGAATATTTGGTGTGATTTAACACATGACTTAGACAAAACTAAAATGCTTAATAAATTAAGAAACGGTATTGATACTACTACAACAACTATGATTGTAGACCAAAATCAACCTAGCCCAGCGGCACTTAATAACATCGCAGTAGATGAAATCATTAGTTACCCAGGTACTGAAGATGTAGCTCCCAAATGTATAATAAAACATCCTGCCACGGGAACAATATATTTTTCTAAATCAGTAGGATCAAATAATATTTTAACAAGAATCAATGTCGATGGGACTGTTGAAGAAGCGCATCCTACCACTCATTTTGGAATATCTATTCATGAAATTGATATTGATGGTGGTCATAATATTTACGGAATACAACAAGGAAATGATTATGTAACACGATTAACCTTAAGTGCCACAAATGGCATTGGAAATGCTATGTGGAGACATATAGTTGGTCCAGGAAAAGCTAATGCTGGAGCCAATGAAGGTCTTAATCCTTCTATTTCCAATGGAGTTGATACTATAGGATATTACGCAGGTGGCTTAAATTCGGTTACAGCAAATTCAAATATGGTGCTTCTTGCTTCAAATAGTGTTAAAAAAATAATTTCAAGAGTATATTTTAATGAAGACCAGCATTATCAAGAAACAATATATAATCTTCATCCGAATCCTGGGAGTACAGTTAGTGGTTTATTAAATAATGGCAGTGGGTTTACTGATGGCGATAGTTCAGTAGCACAATTAACTAATTCTAGTTACTCTGCTTACGCAATCAGTCATGATGATTCTTTTATGATAATTGCGGATGTAAATAATGGTATACTTAGAAAAATTAATCTCATATCTGGTAATTATGAAACAACCACAGTAGTAGGTGATATAACACTAGGAAATGTAGACCAAAGAGGAAGCGCAGATGGAGGATTAGGAGTAGGTAAAGTTCGCTCGGTTGACGGAATGGATATCA